TTCATCGACCTCCGTGGACAGTTCAGCGCTGGACGTCCAGCTCGACCGGTCCACGCCGTTCAATGCGAGGTACGCGGCCTTGAGCACCATAGCCGTCATCGGGGAATCCTCCTCAGTGCATGCGGAAACGCCCGACCAGCGGGCCGGGTAGGACTACGTGAAGGTCAGGCGATCCCGAAAGAGGACGCCAGCAAAAACGAGGGCGTGACTCCCGTGATGACCCACGCCATACGCCACCACGTATCCGTGATGGGGCCGGCGACGGAAAGCGCCTGCCCACCGATCGCGGTCGCGGCGGCGAACGTCAGCCGGGTCGTGGCGCTCGTAAACCCGCTGTTGTCGTCACTCTCCACCCGTACCGTGATGGTCGGGGTGGACGTGCCCGCGACGGACAGGATGTGCAGGTTCGCGTACAGAGACTGCGCCGAGGTCACCGCGCCGAGTTCGTACGCGGTGCCGGTGCCGTCGACGGTCCGCGCCGTGCCGGGAGGGTGCGCGACCAAGCCCCGGGCCAACGGAGCCGAGCCCATCGCTTCCGCTTCCCACGGCGCGACCTCGCCCACCTCATCGCCCAGCTTGTAGCTTGACCGCAGAGCCTTGAGGACCCACGCCAGCGCGCCATCGGCAGCGGTGTGCGGGCACGCCGTCCAGGCGTCCACGATGCCCATGCCGGACCACGTGGAGTCGTCCACCTTCGAGAGGTCCCCGGCCTCCCACTGCCCCTTGGCAGACAGGCTGGTGGAGGCGAGACCGCCGCGTACGGACTTCCAGGTCTTGTCGGTCGCGGGATCGTAGTCGCCGAAGTTGGTGGTCTCCTTCTCCTCCACTTCGGAGGCGAGTTCCACCGAGTTGTTGACGCTGGTCAGGTCAGCCCCGCCCGCGAACAGGCGGACGTTGCGCAGGACGAACTTGCCCATCAGTCGCCCTCCCCGATGACCTTGACCACGATCTCAGCGCCGACGTACTTGCTGCCGTTGTGCTCGTAGAACCGGTAGCCCTGCACCCTCTCGACACGCAGGTCGTGGCACGCCCCGCCGAGGGTTTGAGCCACGCCCACCGTCCCCTCAATCGCGGCCTTCAGTGATGTAGCGCCGGACCCCTTCAGGTAGCCGGCCAGGAGACCGGACTCGTCACCAGGACGGCCGACCAGCACCCGGCATGTCACCATCAGTTCGTCCATCCCCCGGCCGTAGGTCTTGTCGTAGTCGACATCGACCTCAGCCGGGAAAAAATGCGGTTCGCTCACCGAATCCGGGACATGTGCGGTGACGTTCAGACCGGCGATGGTGTCCGCCCGGTCCGCCAGACCCTGCCGTACCGCCTGGATGTCCATCAGGTCGCCTTACGCGGCTTCGCCGCCTTGTCGGCAGCCGGTCCCGCGCCCGGGTCCTCATCCACCAGCGCCGACCAGCGGGCGATCTGCTGCCGGATCGCCGGGGTGTCCGGCTCGCAGCGCAACCGGGCCAGGGTTCCGTGCGCGATGATCTGCTGCCGGCACTCCTGTGCGGCCACCAGCCTGCCGGCGGCCTCGTGCGCGTCGCGCTGCCTGCGCAGTTCGGCGATGATGTCTCGTGGCATGACGGACTCCTATCCAAACCCAGGCAACACGTACGGACCCACCAGCGCCTCCACGTCGGGATCCCAACGGGACAGCCGAATCGCCCCCCAATCAGATGACCCCGCGATGCCCTCCGGCGAGTCCTTCCGCAAATACAGACGGTTGGCGAGTATCAGCGTGGCCTGCACGATCTCATCCGGCACCGCCGGCCAGCCCCACCGAGCCGTGACCCGCACCCGAGCGGACCCGTACGGCCAGACACCCGACGCCAGCAGGATCCCGGTTATGGGTCGTCCGAGGGTGATCGCGTTGTCCGGGTGCGTCTCGTACGTCGTCACGGCCGTCCACCCGCCGGACGTGGTGCCGGTCTCCACCACAAGGCCCGTCGTGGAGCCGATGTCGTCCACCAGCAGGATTTGCCCACGGGCATCGGAGGTGGTGCGACCGTACGGGTTGTATGTGCGGGCGGTCGCACTGCCATCCAGGTAGAACCGGCGGGAGGTCTTGGTGTCGATGGCGCGAGACGCCCGCGTGAGTGCCGACTGCAACGCGGTGTCGCTGGTGGCATCGGTGATCTTGCGCATCGCCTTCAGCTCGGCGAGCGTGGCGTACTCGTTCGCCATGCCTCACCCCCGCGTGGCAACGGCCCGCACGTCGGCGGGACTCGGCTGCCGGTCCACAGTGATGTCCACGAACCCAACCGCCTTGAGTACCTCCAGCAGGTCGGCCGGCTCGACGTTCGCGTACCACTCCCCAGGATGCAGGGTCCAACCGCCGTCGATGGCAGAGTGCTCCGGTCTTCCAGGCCCCGCCATCGTGGCGATGAACCGCCCGCCGGGCCTGAGTGCTCGCCGTGCTGTCCGCGTGATCGCCGGCCATGACGCCGTGTGCTCGAATACTTCCGCGCACACCACCACGTCATATTCCAGATCCGGGACCCACGTTGCCGCGTCGGCCACGATGTCCACGCCGGGCCCGTCCGCGATGTCGAGCACGGTGTACACCGTGGCGGCGGGGAACAGGCGGCGGGGGGAGCCGTTGATGTTCCGGCCGCCGATGTCGAGCACGGTCACCGGGTCCGTGGTGGCGTGCCGGGCGATCCACGCCATCGCCTCAGGATGCATGCTCGTCCACCCGCTTCTCGAACAACTCGCGGTCGCGGTCAGCGGACGCCTGGCCGAGTTCGTACACGGCGTCCATCTGGCCCTTGCCCGCGATGGGGTGCAGGTGCTCCACCACCGACCCGGGCGCCGACGCCCACACGCCACGCTGCCGGGCGGCGGTCACGATTTCGTCATCGACGTACCAGTGCGCGTACCCCTCGTGAGCCACGGACCCGGGACCGTCCCAGGACGCGCCGTGCTCATCGACGTAGGACCGGGAGATCAGCAGGTGCGTGCCGTGTTCCCCCGAGATCACACGCGGGTTCGCGAGGTCGTTGGTGCCGACCACCCTCGCCCCGGTGTCACGAGCGACGGCCTGAGCGTGGTCGAGCCACCCGGGGTGGAAACGCACGTCATCGCCGACGATGAACACGTACGGCTCGGCGGTTTCGCGGTAGCCCAAGTTCACCTTCTCGGCGAACGTGATTCCGCCGCCGGTGATGACCTTCGCCCCGGCGGCCTGCCACGCCGCCACGGTGGACTGATGCGCCTCGGCGGTGTCCTCCGGCCCGGCGACGGCGTACACCGTGGCGAGTCCGGTCGATGCCCGCAGCGACCCCATGAACGGCGCGGCGTTCTGCGGACGGCCCAGAACGGGCACGATCACCGCAGTCTGGTCCGTGGCCGGTGGGGGCGCGGTGTCTCGGTGGTAGTCGTCCTCTGACACCCAGAACTGCTTGTGGTGCGTGGTCTTCACTCCCGTGTGGACGAACACGGGGATGCCGGCCTGCCCGAGCCGGGCACAAAAGCTCAGATCCTCACTGACTGGTCGGCCGTCCTGGTAGCGCACCTGGTCAAACCAGATGCCGCCGTGTTCGGCGCGAACCTTCTCGGCCGCGCCGCGATGCACCAGCAGACACGCCGCACCGGTCCCCGCGACCTGCACCAGGGAGTTCGCTGGGTAGTCCCACCGGGTGGCGAACCCGACATGGCCCTCTGGGGTGCGCGCCGGACGGAACAGGGTGGGCACAGGCCGGACGTGCCGGCCGCCGTACCCGTCGTACACCGTTTCCCGCAGCCCGAAGCATAGCCCGCCGACCACGGGGCGGGTTGCCGGGTCGGCGGCGGCCACGAGCTGGTCCACCGTGTCGGGCAGGAATCCCATGTCCGTGTCGATGAACCACAGCCACTCGTGTGGTGTCTCGTCCAGCCACCGCGTGACTGCGAGGTTGCGGGACTCCACCAGTCCGCCAGAATCGCAGCGGATCATGAACGGGCCGCCCGTGGACACTATCCGGCCGTCGTTGGCCGCGTCGTAGGCGACCAGTCGCATCATCGACTCATGCCAAGAGTGGGAGACGGTGTGCGGGTGCAGGTAGGCGACCTGCACCAGCCCATCGCCGGGGACCGCGCGGTCAGCCACGCTTGCCCTGCCCCCGCTTCTCACCGGGGGCCCGGGTCGCCCGCTCGACCTTCGGCCCTGGGGATTCCTCGGCCGGCGGCTTCGGGGTGCGCAGGTGCGCGGCCGGTGCTGCGTCGGTGAACAGGTCCGGACGCTCCAGCACCAACGGATGGTCGTCGTCGGCGGTCGTCACCCCCGCGGACAGGACGGTGGTGCCCTCCGCCCAGCGGACCACCATCGAGATTTTCGCGTACTTCATCGAGACTCCTCGATCGAGTTGTGCCAGGCGGCACCGCGTTCACCCCGCGCGGTGCCGCCTGGACGGACCATCAAGCCGCGATGGCGCTGACGGTCACGGTGGGAGATGTGCCGCCGGACAGAGTCGCTATGCGTGCTCGCATGTATTTGACCGGCCGATCCCCTGACGACCACACGGTGCCGACGTCGCTCGTCTGCACAAGTGGAGACCAGTACGTGCCATCGATTGACCCGTCGAGCACGACAGTGATGGTCGGGCTGCCAGTCACTCCAACCTGTAGGCCAAAATTCTTGGCACCCGTGACTTCTTCGGGATTCGTGTTTACGGCAGTGGTTGCCGCGTCGATCCAGCGTTCCTTGACAAAAGCAGCCATAATCACGTGGCCTTGTTGACCAAGAGCCGGAAGCCGGCCGAATTCACCACTCCCCCGCCTATACGCGCCCAAGCAAACCAGCCGCGCTGTCCGGTGGGCCGGTTCGACGTGACGTCGAACAACATGGGGATGAACTCGACGGTCATGCCGGCCCGCTGTGCGACCACGTAGCCCCGGAAGTCACCGACCACGAGCAGCGGCTGAGTGCCGGTGCCGGCCGGGACATCCGCCATGAAATCGTTCATCGGGTACTCACGGCCGAACAGCCGCGGGATGGCCTCCTGCGTGATGTCGACCGTGAAGTTCGGGTCGACGGTGCCGAGCTGCCGGATCGAGTTCTGCACGTCCGTGGATGACATCCACGCGCAGTTGGCCGCCCGGCGGAACCGCTGCGGCAGCGCATTCCACAGGTCGTAGACATCGGCCGCCGCGATTCCACCCGCAGCCGCCACCGTCACTTCCACGTTGGTGTTCGCGTCGAGGGACGAGATCAACCCGTCCGGCTCGGTGCTGCCACTGGTGCCGGTGGTCAGCTTCTCGGCGAGCAGTTCGTCGTAGCCCTCGCCGAGCATCCCGGACATCTGCTCCGCGAATCCCGGCCAGTCCATGCCGACCTCGATCGAGAACGGGATGAACCCGTCCGCGCGGCGGGTCGGCACCTCAGGCTGAGCGACGCTTGGCGAGTTGTCGGTCGCCGCTGCCGCCTCTGCCTTGAACGACCACGAGACACCCGCGCTGGACAGTCCACGCCACGTGTCGTTGGTGATCGTCTCGACCCTCGCCAGACGCAGGATGTCGTTCGCGCTGCCTTGCGCGGTCATGATGATGGTCGGGTCGATCAGCACGGGTACCGCGAACCCGCCCGCGGAGTCGACACCGATCGACATGGCCCGCTTGATCAGCCGAACCTCATCGATCGCGCGGGATTCCTCCTGCGAAAACGCAGGAGTCGCGGACGCCGCCACCTTCTGAAACGCGGACCGGTACGCCGGGCGTTCGGTCGCCAGCATGAGCCGCGCCACCAGGTCGCCGTCCAGGTCTCCGTTACGGGTGCGGAGCACCTTGTTCAGGTGCGCCTTCTGGTCGGCGCGCAGGTGAGAGCTGTGCTCATCCAGGTCCAGGACGTGCTTCGCCCGGGACAACGCCTGCCCCTCGCCGATGGTGCGCACGTCCATGTCAAACGGGTCGTCCTTGCGCCCACCGACCTGCACGGACTGCCACCGGGACCGAGAGTCGGCCAGCCGCTGGCCGCGTTCCGCCTTGCGGACCGCGACCGCCAGCGTGTTGTGCTCGCCGTCGAGCGTCTCCCACGTGGAGCGCTGCTCCTCATCCAGGTCGCCGTCACCGGCTTCGTCGTCCAGCGCCTGCATCTCCGCCTGGATCTCCTCCAGCCGGGACCGCGCCTCTTCGATGGTCCGCTCGGTGTCCCCGACCCGGACCGTCACCTTTGCCATCTTGCTCACCTCTTCGCCATGTCGATGATTGCCAGACGACGGCGTCTTGCCGTCGCCGAGACTCCGTCGACGTGGCGGGCCGGCTCGGTGCCGGGTGCCGGGGTCGTCGGTGGTGCTGGTGTGCTGGTCGGGGTCGCGGGCCTGCCCTCGGGCAGGGTGCGGAGCCCGTGTCGTGCGCGGAATGCCGCCAGATCCGCCACAAGCTGCTCGCGGCGATCGGCGTCACGCTTTTGCAGTTGGTCGAGTAGCCAGTCAGTGCCCGACGCGGACCGCAGACCCGCGGTCGCTTCCGGGTTGGCAGGCCACGTGACCGGCCCGGCCTCGAACAGCCGGACTTCGGTGATGGTCCGTTCGGGCAGCCCTTCGGGGTTGTGCTCGGACTTCTCCGGTTCCCGATCCCAGTTCTCGCCGAGCACTTCGAACATGAACGATGACCCGTACGCACCGGCTCGCAGGCCGGGGGCCAGGTCGCGGTTGTACGAGGTGTCGAACAGCGGCCCCTCCAGGTGCGGGGAGTCGTCCCGCTCATCCAAGACGTCCGGGACGCTGACGACCTTGTCGCCGACGTTCAGATCGAACCCGTGGTTGAACAGGACCTTGACCGTGTCGCCACCCCGACCCATCGCGGCCCTCCAGTGAGCCGCGATGGTGCGCTTGAAAGACCCCTTCACCGTGCGCTCCAGGAACTGACCCTCCCAGAACGAGTCAATCTCGTACCAGGCATCGAAACGGCTGAAGTCGACGTCCAGAGTCCCCAGCCGGCCGTCCGCGGGGACGTCCCCCGCAGCGGCGTCGGCACGGGCGGCCTGGGTCGACGCGCGCACCGGGGCACCAGACCGGATCACGTACAGGCCGCGAATCGATCGCATCAGTCGTCCTCCGCATCGTCGTCCGGCTCGGCCGGCATGTCGGGGTCGCCGGGCTCAATCGCGGGTGTCGCGGTGCCGAGCGGGTCAGGATCATCACCCCACGGGACTGGGGGGAGTTCTTCTTTGTCGCGCACTTCGTTCGGGATCTTCCAGGGCTTCCCGCCGAGCGCGAGAGCGTGCGACTGGTACCGCTTAAGGGTGTCGGTCTCCAGCAGCGCATCCCGGTTGATCTTCACGTACTGGGGACGCGGCAAGAATTCGGAGAGCAGCCGCTCCAGCCTGCGCAGCCATTTGTTCAGCCCGTACTTGAGGACGTGCAGGTCGCGGTCCACGACGTTCGCGTACGTCATTGACCCGCCCTTGGTGACGTAGCCGAGGATCTCGGCGAATCCCGGGCCGAAGATCCTGGCGCACTCGGCGGCGCTGAACCCCTGCGTCTCCAGAAACTGGCTCTCGTTCGGGTTGACCTGGATCTGCTTGTATGTCCAGCCCTTGCCCATCACCACGGGCTCACGGGTGCCGCGCACGGCTGCGAGGAACCGATCCTTGACCGTCTGCGCCTTGTCCTTGTTGATCGACTCTTCGGAGTTGCTGAGGATCCCGCCGGGGTGCGCCCCGTCCTGGAACCACTGCAATCCGAACCGCGTCGTGGTCAGCGTCAGGCCGATATTCCAGGCGTGCATGGAGATCGGCGACATCCCGAGCAGGTGACCCGGGACCGGGTTCACGCGACGGTGCAGTAACCGGCGTTCGGGAATCTCCTGGCCCTGGACGTGCCACTTGATCGCGCCATCAGACTCGATCGTGGGATGAACCCGATCCGGGTGGAACAACTCCACCTGGCGCAACATCTCGCCGGACCCGCGCTCCAGCACGTCGCCATACAGGTTCCCCCGCAACAACCACGTGTACAGGACCCGGTACGACCAGTCCGCCAAGCCGTGTCCGCTACCGTCCGGGTCCTCCAGGTGATCGGGCATCCGCAGCTTCTGCCGGCTACTTCCCTCACCCCGGTACACGTCCGCCGGTAGCTCTGAGCCGAGCGAGGCGATCAGGTCCACCGTCGACCGGATGGCGATCGACTGCATGGACGACTCAGCCGACGACAGGTCGATCTCGCTAAACCCACTGCGGATCATCCCGAGCAGCACTTCGGACAATGGACGCGCCGGCCACTCCGTGCGCCGCTCCGCCGTTGGCCTGCCGCGGAACCAGATCGACATCAGGTCCGCCGGTCCAGCCACAGGAGGAACACGCCGAGGCTGATCCAGCTCAGCGGCCCGTACACCTCACCGAGCCCGTAGCAGATCAAGAGGGGTCCGGCCACGCCCGGGATATGCGGGGCGAGGGATGCGACGGTCCGAGCCGCACTGCCGATCACCCGACCGGCAGCTTCTGCCGCCGCGGCGGCGAGAACGTTCCAGCCAGGACGCAGCCGCGCCACCAGGGCAGTCACAGCGCCTCCTTCACCAGATGTTCTCCATCGGGTCGTAGTCGTCATTCACGGCGTCCACGCGGGTCACGTACGCCCACAGGGCCAGCGTCACGGCCACCAGGGGAGACACCTCAACCTCGGACCGGTGGTCCCACGCCTGACCGCCCGCCAGGGACCGGACCTTCGCCCCGGCAAGCGCCACGTTGATCGGCGCTTCGTCCAGGTGCCGTAGGCCAGAGCCCCGGGTCGTGTCCACGAACAGCCCGAACGCCGACGCCGCCTCCGGCGCGGTCGGCATCGCCAGGTCACCCCGGCCGGGTTCTTCCGGGTCCTCCGGCGCGGTGATGCCCGCCTTCTCCAGTTCGAGTAGCAGCGACTCGGAGCGGGTGTCCACACCGACGGCGATCGGGTTCCACTTCTCGCGTAGCTGCACTACCCGGTCGACAACCCACCCGGTGCCGGGCCGGTAGTCCACCATGCCCACCTGGAAGTGCCCGTCGTCACGCCGTCCGGCGTACGCGATGGCCGCGTGTGTGCGGGTCAGGTTGACGTGGAGAGCGAATGCCACGTCAGCGGGGCGTTGCGCCTCGGTGTCGGCCAGGTCCTGCCACAGGTCGGCGCTGATGACGCCGGAGCCGCCCGTTGCCCGCCTCGGCCAGACGCCGAGGCGTTCCCGTGCGAATCCTTCCGGCGTGAGTGTCCGCCGCTCGCGCTCTATGAATTCTTCAGCGATCCGGATGTTGTACGCGGGATTGGTAGCTGCCCAGGTTTCCCTGTCGTCCAGGTTGATCTGCTTGAGGTCTTCGAGGTCGACGTCCTGTAGTCCCCAGTCGAACCATGCAAGGCCGGGATCACCGGCCTTGGCGCGGGTCCGCAACGCGTACAACTGGCCCCCGGTCGCACCGTCCAGCGGCGGGGAGCTGGTGTACCAGACCTGGGGGTTCGGGCGGGCCGCCAGGGTCGGCAGCATCGCCTCCATCTGGTCGGCAGTCAGCGCGTACGCCTCATCCAGGATGATCAGATCACCAGAGAAGCCACGGCCTGAACCTTTGGACCGGGCCACGAACCGCAGCCGTGCGCCGTTGAGCATCTCGATGCCCTCACGGCCCGTTGAGTACGAAACGGTCTTGACCTTGCGGCGTAGGTGGTCGTAGTTCTCGAACAGCGCTTCCATGCGCCGAAACGCCTCGAAAGCGGTCTTGGTCTCGTGCGCCGACCAGAGAATCATGCGTTCCTCGGCGTCACGGTCCTGATGCAGCGTCAGGCCGGCCAACGCCCGGATCTCCAGAACCGATCCCTTGCCGTTCTGCCTGCCGACGATCAGTCCGACCTCGAACGCGGCCCACCGGCCGTCTCCCCGCTCGCCCAGCGCATCGATGATGACGTGGCGCTGCCATTCATCCGCGACCAATCCCGCTTGCGCAGCGAGGTCGAGCGCCTCATGCCCAGCGGTGTCGACGTACGCGGGGACGTTACGCGCCTGCGGATCGACGCCGCCGCGACGCGCGACGGTTGGCGAGCTGGTCAACCCCTGACACCCCCTCACCCAAGGGCAAGTTGTCCAGCTCCCGAATCGTCTCCCGCAACTCCTTCGCCACCGACGCGACATCGCGGCCTTCAGCGGTCTCCAGTTCGGCCGCCAAGCGATCCCGGACCGCCTCCAACGACTTGCGCCGGTCGCCTTCCGCCACCACCGTCGAGAGCTTCTTGCGGGCCATCCGTCACCCCACCAGCAGCAGTTGCGCGACACCGCCAGTGCCCCGGCGGACATTGCACGAACGGTGAGCGAGACGAAGGTTCTCGGGAGCGTCGGTGCCGCCGTCAGCTACGGGGATCAGGTGGTCGAAAGTCCCTGATCGAGGGTGGGGATGCCGGTACGCGCGGCCCACTCGGCGATTGCACAGGTGGCAGTTCCAACCGTCCCGATCGCCAAGTTCGGTCAGCGTCAGCCGATAGCCAATCGCTTTCGCGCCCCGACGAACGGCGTTCTTTCGTCTGTTGCGAGCCTTGCGGCGAATTGACGAGCAGTCTGGACACACGCGCCCGTACTGATTTCCCTCCCGTGCGGTCGGGCGTCCACAGTCGCTGCAAGGCCCCGACTTCGGAGGCACCGCTGCAAGCTCGCGGAAGTTCTTGCCGAGTCGGGCCTTATGACACGCCTCAGAGCAGGTGCGGCGGCGGTAGCGTCCCGGCACTTGTGCATCGAAAGCCCGCCCGCAAGACGCGCAGGATTGAGAGCGGCTCAGCGACCGACACGGCCGGCATGTTCGCTGACCGGCAGGCAGCGCTCCCCGCCCGCCCCACAGCAACTTCCCGCATCCACCGGCACATGGCGTATCTGGTCTACGTGGCACCTCTACCAACTCCCGGAAAGGCGGAAGGCCCGAGCCGGGAGACTCGGGCCTTCCTACTCCCGGGGATCAGGCCGGGAGCTGCTTAGTCGTCGCGTCTACAAAGGACGCCTACCGAAAACGATCTCCGCCTCAAGCCCCACGCAAAAAAGCGGGAGGGTTGGCGCGGGGTCTTCCTTTTGAACAGGTCTAAAAAACCCGAATCGGACATGGAGTGTCGGACTTACCAGTCCATAGCGGGACGGAACGTGACTGCCCAGTGGGTCAGCACGTCATCGCGGGGCGACGGTTCATACCGGCTCAGCCATGAGCGCAGTGCGCTGATCTCGCGTGTCGGGTTGGGCCGGAGCTTGGCCCGGTCGAGCAGGGTATCCAGGTCGGGCAGCAGCAGCACCACGCGGCCAGCGCGTAGGCGGGCGGCGAGGGCTTCCCGGTCAGCACGGCGGGGGACGGAGCGGATCACCCAGGCTGCGCCTGTGGTGGAGCGCGCTATCCGGTCCACGGTGCGGCGGAACTCACGCTCGGGGTGAGGGTGGTCAATGGCGTCGCGGTCGAGCACGAGGTCATCAGGTCCGGCGTGTGCGCGTACCCAGGTGGTCTTGCCTGCGCAGGGCGGGCCGGTGACCAGGGTGACGGTGCGCATCACCAGTCCAACGCTGGCCGGTAGAACGTCTGCACGGACCGCGAGCCGCGTTCGGTGTTGCACTTCCGCCTGCATACGCGGCAGGGAGCGTTGGCACCGTGGGCGGGTCGCATGGCGTGCGGGTCTATCGGCTGGTCGGCGTCGAGGCTGATGGGTACGAGGTGGTCCGCTTCACCGGCTCCACCGTGGCCACACAGGTGACAGGTGTGGCCGTAGATGGCGAACATCTGGGCTCTCGCCCTGCGGTACGGGCGGCCTACGCGATGCCGTGATCGGCCCACGGCGGTTCACCCTGATGACGGGACGGCGTACCCGAGATCCACGAGCACGGTGTTCAACGGTGGCCCGTCCGCACTGTGGTGGATCACCGCGAGATAACGCCCGTATTTTTCCCGTTTGTCCTTAATTGTCTCCACCACCACGACCGTGCCGGGCGGCAGGAGTGCGCGAACGTACTCCGTCGCCGACTTGCCGGCGTCCGTGGACATCTCCGGGGCGTTGATCCGCGCGCGGCGGAGCGTCATCCGGGCGTGGATGTCGCACCCCAGGTCCAGATCTACGTACAGGGTGTCCGCGTCGATCACTCGCAGGACGCGGGCGAGGTACCGGTAGTCCGGGAGCATCGCAGCACCCCCGTACATGGTGACGCCCCGCGCGGTGGCGGGGCGGTTCGGGCAGGGTGGACTTGCGGAAGTCACATCGCGTCGAGGATCTGCTCCGGTGAATGCGTGTACGGGCTGACAGCTTCGACGCGGGCTTCGCTGGCGAGGTGGGCGAGCCATCCCGGGTCGAGGTTCCCGCCAGCGGAAACGGCGTCGTAGGCGAGTCCTTGCCAGTGCCGGGCGTTGCCCGCTGGTGCCACCACTTCGAGGTTGCTGATCCGGTTGTCCCAGCGGCGGCGGTTGACGTGGTTGATGTGCAATCCAGCGGGGATGACGCCGTGGACGGCGATCCACACCACGCGATGCGCCATTGCCATGGTGTACGGGCGTCGCCAGACGATGACTCGGCCGTACCCTTTGGCCCGGTCGAGGATTTCGGCGCGCTGCCCGTTGGGTTCGTAGATGGCACCGGATCCGGGGTCGACCCGTATGGCACCGCGGTCGAGTGCGTTCTTGGCGAGTTGGTCGGCCCTACTGGGCACACTTCGCCTACCTGCTACACCTTCGCTCATGTGATCTCCCACTGTCAAACCCGCCACGGGTCGCCACTCAGACACGCCATTCCTCCCTGAACGCTGGGTGGTCGGCGTACGTCGCGGCGATTGTCTTCACGACCCCGTGCAGCGCCAAGAGCGCGCCGGCAGATGCCGCGTCGCCTGGGTGGGCACGGCTGTTCTTCAGCGCACGCTCGTAGTCATCGAGGATCTGACGCTTGGCCTGGATCTCACGGAGCACCCGGGCGGGGTCGTAAACCAGTGCCCACGAGTTGTGGTGGTTGGGCAGGCGGTCTTCACCGTCCTCCCACTGGTCGTACTCGCCGTCTCGGTCGCCGTACAGATCATCGACCCGGACCGGCTCCGAGAGGTGCCCGTCTTCGCAGGCGTAGAGCCGGTACGGCTGGCGTACCCGCTTCGCCGCGTCCTCGTCCTCGTCCAAGTGCTCTTTGAGGAAGGTCACGAGATCCGTCATGCGGCGGCCTCCTTGAGAACCGCTTGGACAGTCGAGAACGCCCTGCCTGTCAGAGCAGCGATTCGGCGCTGCGACAGACCTCGCGCACGCAGACCCAGGATGTTCTCCCGCTCAGAGTCGGTCAACCGAGGCCGGACGGGGGGAAGGTCGGCCCTGATCGTCCGCTGCCTCGCCGCACTCTTGGCGTTGTCGCACGTCCGGCACATTCGGCGCGCTGTTCCATCGCCGCAATGCACCACGCGCAGGTTTAACCCTGCCAATTCGTGGCCGCTATTGCAGTGCGTCTTCAGCGGTGGCCGATGGACACGGCCTCGCGCGATGGCGTCGAGAGTATTCTCAACGATGGTGCCTAGATAGAGATGCGCCGGGTTCACGCAAGGCGAGTTGTCGCAGTGGTGCAGCACCCAAATCCCCGCGGGGATTGGGCCATTGTGCACGACCCACGAGTAGCGGTGGGCGAGCTGTTCGCCGGCCACTCTGCGGTGACGGCCGTAGCCCTTAGGGTCGTGGGCGCCATTCCACGTCCAGCACCCATGCTCGTGGGTCTTGGTCACGTGGTCCCAGAAGTTCCAGACCGCCCTAGGCGCTTCGCCGCGCTGCGCCGGCGGGGTGTGGTCGAGCCAGTAGCGGTAATGCTTGGCGCACATCCACCGCGTCAACTTCCCCCCGTTGGCGCATCCTTCGACTTCGCATCTACGATCAGCCACGTCGACTCCCATGTAGTCGGCCATGCCCCGGGGCCGTTCCAGCGGTCGCCGGGGTCCTTGCATAGATCGTCTCAGATGGGTGTGACAGAACTCCGGGGCGCGCAGGAATGCAATCAGGTCCACGTGCTCATCCTCCCTCACGCTGCCGTCTCCCCGGTGACGCCTCGGATGTATTCGGCGAGGATGCCGATGGCGTCGGTGTCCCACACGGCGCGGCAGGCCAGACACATCGCCGACTGGCGGGTGAGGTTGACGCGCAGCTTGCCGACCCGGCCGCAGTCGGGGACGGGGCAGGGGACCTGCGGCCGGTACGGTGCCGACGTCCAGCCGGTGAGGGTGGACGCGGTGTTGCGCCAGGTGCGTAGTTCGTCGGCGAGGGTGTCGGTGGTGTCCTGGTCCATCCGGGTCGACGCTCCGACGAGGGCGCGGATGTTGCCTTCCGGGGTGTCTCGCAGATCCACTCTCGCGGACCAGCACCAGCGGGCCGACGCCAGCGTGATCTCCGAGTGTGCGGACAACGCGTCGATGTTGGCGGGCGGGCGGGACCGGTACGCGGGGCGGGTGGACGTGCCGTCCGGGGTGCCGGTG